CAGGTGTATGCCAGCCCGAAGTGGTTCTCCCACGCAACGCCACAGGATGTGCAGTACTCACTCACGGCTGCACCTCCTCCCACTTGCCCATCACGCGAAGAAACGCCTCTGCGCGTTGGCGGGCGGTTGAATGAAACCCATACTCCCCAAGCAGTTCCTCATAATCCTCGGCCTGCGTCTCATCCAGCACCTTCTCCGCCTCGTGCATCGCGTTGAGGTCGGAGCAGTAGTCTGGCCACTCAGTAACCCAAACACTGCCTTTGCCATTTGTGCGCACAACTGGCTTGTTGTTCCACCCACACGCCTCGGCGATTGCGCGGTTGATTTGCTCGTCGGTCATGGCTGCACCTCCTCCCACTTGCCTACCGTGCGTAGAAACGCCTCTGCACGTTGAATGGCTGTTGCTCGAATACCGAATCCATTGCCGTGACGTTGCAACCTCTCAAAGTAATCTCTCCAAAGCACTCCTGCGATTGCTTCCTCCGCCTCGTGCATCGCGTTGAGGTCGCCACAGTAGTCTGGCTCTGGCGCGTAATAGCCATGTGGACTAAGCCAGCCTAATCCACGGTTATCAGGCGTCCACCCACACGCCTCGGCGATGGCGGCGTTGATTTTATAGTTGGTCACGACTGCACCTCCTCTAGCTTCAGCTTGCTTGTGACTGTAGGACGGACGACTCCGACACGCTGGAAGATTTGAACAACATCAAACCAGCTTGGGCTTTCCTCGCGTTTTAACCAGTTGCACGATTCATCGAAGCACTCTTTTGCTTCTGTCAGGATTTCCTTTTTGACTTCGCGCATCGACTTAAACGGCCCTTTGAGCGCATCTTCGCCGCATTTGTAGTAGTACTCACTCATGGCTGCACCTCCTCTAACATCGGCACCAACTCCATCAGAATCTCGTTCTGTCGCATCATTGCTGCGGCCCTCGCTGCGTCCCACGCTGTGGCCAACGCTGCGGCACTCGCAGCGGCACTCGCAGCCTCCCTCGCTGCGTACCACGCTGTGGCACTCGCAGCGGCACTCGCTGCGTACCACGCTGCGGCACTCGCAGCGGCCAACTCCTCATCCGTCGCCAACCCGTCTGCGTGCCGCTCAGCGACCTCAACCGCATTGCGACTCCGCTCATCCGTCAACAAATGCCAAACCTCACGGACGCAACGACACGCGAACTTGCGAAGCAGGTTGTCCGGCAACACTCTAAACGATAGCCAGATACGCCAATCCGGCCTGAGGTCATCGCGCAGCCATAGCTCAGCCACAGTCTCACAACCAGTTGCCAATGCCCAATCTCGGCCCTTATCGCAAGCGTCGTGTTTGTCGAGGAAATCGGATAACTCATTCACAGCTGCACCTCCTCATCTTTCACGAACGCTCCGTTTGCGGACATCTTGCCTGTTCGGTGTTTGATTGCGTTCCATGCCCTCGCATAGCAGTAATGCAGGTTCCAGCCGTTCATGGCGCACAGGTTTGTAAGACAAACTATCACATCGCCAATCGCGTCTACAGCATCATCGCAGTCACCCTTGATGATGGCATCGGCCAACTCGCCCATCTCGCTAACCGCCTTCAATGTCTGCGCTTTGGAGTCGGAATGCATAAGTATGCCCCGCGCATCAGCCCACGCGACGACCTGTTGCTCGATTTCTTCAATGCTCATGACTGCACCTCCTTCTCGCACTCAGGACACACCCAGTCTTCCCGCTTCTCGTCCCAATCCATGATGCAGGAGCATTTACACTCACGCTCTTCAACCTCCGGCTCGTTGGTGAGCCATGAGTCATACCAGCTTGGGAGGTTCATTTGCTCTCCTTTCTGAGGCGCATGATTTCGGCCTCGATGCGTTTGAATGTCGCCTCGAACGCACGCCGGTTTGGGTGCGATTGAAGCAGTGTCTCCGTCAGTGCCAGAAGCTCGGTGGCTTCTTGTTCTAGTCTGTTTTTCATTTTGTTGTTGTTGCTCTGCGTGAAATCTCTCTTCTCAGGTACCATGCCGCTTTTTCAAGGTCTTGAACTTCATTGTCCTTGAACCCAGCCCTGAACACGTACTTTATCACGTTTCCAAGGTTGAACGAAAATGCCTCTGCAATGTCTATGCATTCGATTCCGCTCGGATGCTTGTTGTAATGCGCTGGGTGTTCGACGGCGCTGGTCGAGGACGGGTTGGATGATTTCGCGCCAAAGTTTTGAGTACATACTGTCTCTTTCGGTTGGTTTTCCATGTTCTTTAGCCAAGAATTGCTTTTTTTATTCGGGACTCGTTGAAACGCCATGTCAGCAGACAACTCGCACGATACCGAGACATCCCGAACATGGGCACATCCGCCATGTGCTGCCGCTGCGAGTCGGTAGGTGGTAACTTAATCCATGACCGCGTTTTGCGCGAGTTCGCTCTATCCCCGTTTCGCCGCAAGAAGTCGTCCGCTTGAGCCAGCGCGAGCTCCTTGGAGTTGGTGCGCGTGATGATGGTGACCACTCCACCGGTGACGCCGCCAATCGCGTTGTACACCTCCCCCAGCTTGATGACCGCGCCCCACGCCGTCAGCGCGTTCGCCATTCGCACGGCGTCGCTGTACATCGACTCCCACCGGAACGGCGACATCTCGATGATTTGCATCTCCGACATCTCGAACGATTCGATGGTCTCAATGCCGTTGACCCGCACGGGGAAGATGTACCCGCACACGGGGCAGCTACCGACCGCTGCCGGCACCTGAATACCGCACTCGGGGCACTTCTTCATGGGCGCCTCGCCGGTCTCGCTCTGTCGCACGAACAGCCGGTCTCCCGCGTCGATGTCCCCGTGCGTAAGCAGCGAGGCGCCGAAGTCCAGCACGATGCAATCGCTCTTAATGACCCCAGGGTATCGCTTCGCGTCGATGCACGGCCTGAGACCTCGCCCGATCATCTGGATCATGGTGCTCTTCTGGCTGCATGGGCGCACCAGAACAACGCACCCCACACGTTGGCAGTCCCAACCCTCCGTCAGCTTCATCACGTTGAGGAGCACCTTGATTTTCCCTTGGTCGAACCGGCGCAGGATGGTGGCGTTGTCGTCGTCCGACATCTCGGAGTGGACGGCCTCGGCGGAGATACCGTCGTCGCGGAACGCCTCAGCCAAGTGCTGCGCATGTTGGATGGTCGAGCAGAACACCACGGTGGACCGGTCTGAGGCTTTCTCACGCCAGTGCCGCAGAATCTCCGAGTGAACGGCCCTCTTATCCATGATGGCCTCGACTTCGCCCATGTCGAACTCTGCACCGGTCTTCTGCACGTTCTGGAGCTGGTCGTTGAGCCCGATGTCCATGCGGAACGCACGCGGCTGAACCAAGTTCCCCGCTGCGATGAGCTCGCCCACGGTGATTTTGTCGGCCACGTTGGTGAACACCGCTGTGAGCGCCTTCTTGTCACCTCTTTCTGGAGTTGCTGTAAGTCCTAAAATTACGCCCTTTGGAGACCGCTCGCGGAATGTTTCAACAATCCGCATAAAGCTCTCGGCCACAAGGTGATGTGACTCATCGCAGAAAAGCGCCGACATCCCGCTCGGCATGGTCGTTAAGTTAAGCGGCCTGCACAACGTCTGAACCATTGCAAATGTTGCACCAGTCGACCACGCCTTACGCTCAGAGGTGTACACGTCGACCTTTGCTGCTGGATTGTACCGCTTGAAGGTTTCCTTGTTTTGAGTAACCAGTTCTCCTCGGTGTTGAATGACGAGAACCGGACCTTTCTTCACGAACGGCGCGAGAATCGCGCTCGCCATGACCGTCTTACCTGCGCCAGTTGGCGCGATTCCTAATGTGTTGCCGCACTTGCCCAGTGCGTCGATACAGGCGTCAACGAACTGCGCCTGCCTTGGTCGTAAAATCATGTTGTGGCCTTTGTTTCACTGACGCAAAAATGAAAAAGCGTCGTTGCAGGATCTCCCTGCACACCATGCGGCTTAAGAATGCCGCTGGTTCTACCTCAAAAAAGGGGGGCGAGACAACCATTATTGCCCCGCCCCCCCCAACCTCAAACAAACTGTGCTACTTCAGCCAAGCAGGTTTCTTGCCAACCGACGCCGCAGGCGCGGCGGTCTTCGCTGCTGGCACCGGTGCTTTCGCCTCAGGCGCACTCTCATTGGCTTGGTTCCAGAGTTTGTGCCCGTTGCTGCTTGGGTTTGGTGAACCCCAGTCGCTGATGGAGTTACGATCAGCGCGTCCGTCCTTGCCCTTGTCGATACCGACCTTAATGACGACCTCAGCACCGTTGAGCGCCTCGATGATTTGATTGAAGTCACCGCTGTTGAACTGCTCGTAAGAAGCGGGGTCTTCGTAGTTAAAAACGCCACGGCTCTCAAGAATGCGAGTAATCGCCCCGATTCCCATCTGGCGCCACGCCTCGCTGTTGTTCTCATCGAACGGGTTGCAGACCATCCCGAACACGCGCCGGTTGTTGTACTGGCCGCCTTGGATGGCGAGCTCGATGGAGAGATAGTCTCCACCGGTGGATTGGCTGCTCTTGCGCTCCTTCACCACAAGGACGGCTTTCGCCACTGTCCCTTTGGGAATGAGTTCCATCTCTGTTGACCCGACGTTTGTTGACTGTGAATTGAACATGACTTTTGATTTTTGTTTTTAGTGTTTTTAGTGTTTTGCGGTGTCGATGCGTTTACCTGCGCGGATCTTGGCGAGCACCTTCCCAAGGTCAGCGGGTTCTTGAAGCTCCAGCGTACCGGAGCGGTCTTTTGCGGGGTAGCCCCACGGGTTTTGTTGGTGACAGACGAATGCGCGGTATTGCGACTTGTCCTCTGCCTCGAAGTTCTGAAGCGTCAGAACGAGGTCAAAGATACCAGGCAACTCGCGACCCGTCTTCGAGCCCTCGATTTGAACGTCCCAGTACTTCCTCTTTAACTCATCCTCCTGCTGCTCCAGAATCCCCACCAGCACCACGTTCTTGTGGCAGTGCTGTAGTTGGGTCACCCAACGAATCATCTCGCGTCCAAGAAGCCCGTAGGCCCCACGGGTGTCGGGCTTGCCGGTCTTGTCGCTGAACGCTTCCGGTTGCTGCTGGCACCATGCGAAGCACATCCGGCTTGCAACGGTGATGGAGTCAACGAACAGCGTTTCATACTGCTCGTGTCCGGACGCCGGCCCGAACGCCTTAACAACGGACTCGTACGCCGACTTCGAGTAAGAGCCGTTGGCGTCCGCAGGATCCGGTCCACCCAGCCACAGGGCGATGGCCTTCGCCAGCTCCCACGGATGAGCGCCCATCTCGTTTGACGTGCCGCGAATGTCAAGGCAGTCGCCCTTCCAATCTTTGCCCAGCGCCAGCGTGCCGGCCTCGAGGTCAACAAAGAGCGTGCTCTTCGCGTCCAGCGTGCGTGCTTGGTAGGTCTTACCAACACCGGCAGGGCCGAACACAACCGCCTTCACGCAGTCCGAGGTGCGCTTGAGGCGCTCGTCTGCCTTAATGATGCGCAGGCTCATTTTACGAAGGTGATACGGGGTTCGCTGAACTTGGTGGTACGCGCCTCCATAACGCGCCGCAGCACGTCTTCGTTGCCGATGCGCTCGATGGTCTTGGACGACACCGACATTTTGGTGGTGACAAGCTCCCGTGCGTCAGCCAGCGGCAGCGACTCGTACAGAGCCTGCAACTTGCCCTGATCCCACAGGTAGGTCGCCTTGACTTCGTACGTCAGCTTTACGCCGTCCACTTCCGTTGTGAGTGAGCCGTATCCACGGCCCGACTCTGCTAGCAGGTTCTGGAGGTTCGCCCCATGCTCTTGCATGACGGCCTGCTCCAGCGTTTGGATTTCTTCTTCAAGGGCGGAGATTTTTGTGAGCCGTTTGGCTATCTCCTCCCGCATTTTTTTCAGGTTCATTTTCTAGTTCACGTTTCAGTTTATGGCACACGTCTTCGAGTCGAAGCACCCAGCCTTCGCGGTGTGCAAGCGCAACCAGCGCCGCAAACTTCTCCAGCGGGATTTTCCGTCTGCGAATCCATGTTGATATTGTTCTCGGTTGCACAAGTACACCCGCCAACACCAACTTCTTCCAGAGCAGGTTCTTTCCCCCGAACCGGAAGACCATGTGCCTCGCATCGATTTGGTAGCTCATGGCGGGGATGAAGATGTACGCATTTTTTGCGTATCGCAACATCTTTTTTCCTTTTGTCGCAAGCTGCTTCCTTGCAACGTGTTGGGCCATGGAACCTGTCTCTTTTGACGCTCTGATTGAGAAATACACCGGTGTTCACGGCATCCAAGCGGGGATGGTTGTGCTCGCCCCGAAGGTACACTCCGACTCGGGGCCCATTGCCACTATGGGAAGCGCACTGCCTCCGGACACCATTATCCCTAAGGGCGCAGGGATTTACGACGAGAACGGTATGCTCCCGCAAATCAAAGGCAAGGGCCTTGAGTTTATCGCTTACGCTTAGGCTCAAGCGCCTTCTCGAAGAGAGCCGCTTCAGCGTCTCTGCGGCGTTGTAAGCCTTTGGTATTCGGCCACAAACGCTTCATCGATCGGATGAGTTCCGGTACGTCGTAGAACCGGCGGTCACGCATCGCGTTCTGGATGCCCAGCATCTCCGATCGCCTGTCCCCCGCGAGGGCTGTGCCACGGTTGAATACCAACGAGATAAGAGCGTCCCGCGCCTCGTCTGGAAGGTCTTCGGCCTGCGGGTAAATGCGCAGCATCCGGAGGTAGAACATGGGCAGCGTGTTCTTCTGGAAGACATCAACGGCCTTCTGCCAAAGCACCACGATAGAGCGCATTGCGGGCGAGGCGTGCAGGAGTTCGCGGGCTGCGTTTGCCTTGACTCCAAGGGCGGCGGTGAGCGCAAGGTAGTCGGACTCGGGGAGCAGTTCCTCCCACGCTTCCGAGAACTGTTGCGGTGTGGTGTAGCCCAAGTCGTAGCCAATTCCAATCGTGACGCCGCTTTGCTCCCCAGGCCACGTCGGGCTCTGAAGAAACTTGCGGTAGTACTCCTCACCGCCGCCAACCTCAAAGTCGATGATGAGCTTTAGACCCGCGTCTGAGATGTTCATTTGTGCTCGGTGAAGAACCGCTCAGAGATTTCGCTAACCTTCTTCCACAGCTCTTTCCGGTCGTCCTCGCACTCGCGAATCTTCTGTGAGAGATACCAGATAGCGATTGCCATCGCGCACGCCAGCGGTCCTTGAGCAACAAGTTGGTTCACCATGGGTTCAAACGAGATGTCGGCAATCACGGTTTCTCCTTACGAAAGATGTTGATGGCGGAATATACGCTCACGCCGGCGGTGAGAATAGCGTCTGCTTGGTCGGGCGCAATACGAACTCCAAAGACCGTGAGCAGGCTGATAATGCCGCGCCATGTGGACGGCTCCATTAAACGAGCGAGGATGTATTTCATGGGTGTGTGTGTTTTGCAATGAGTGCCACGGCGACAACCGCAGCGGTTGGGTAAACGAAGTCAGTGATGCCCTTGAGCGTCCATGCACGGGGCTGTAAACCGCCCCAGAAGGGCATATTCGCACGCCGCCCACCGTAGTTGTGTTCGATGTTGCGGTACTCGGCTTGAGCGTACT